GGCCCAGGACAGGTTGGCCTCGGACAGGTCAGCCTTGGACAGGTCAGCCTTGGACAGGTGGGCCCCGGTCAGGTTGGCCCCGGACAGGTTGGCCTTGGACAGGTTGGCCCCGGACAGGTTGGCCCCGGACAGGTTGGCTCCGGACAGGTTGGCCTTGGACAGGTTGGCCCCGGACAGGTTGGCCCCGGTCAGGTCAGCCCCGGTCAGGTTGGCCCCGGTCAGGTCAGCTTTTACGCCCTCCGGTTCACCCCGGAGCCATGCTGCGTGCTTGTCAAGGATATCTAGGATATTCATTTGATTTCTCGCTCCTTTTTCACCTCATGCGGTAGTTATATTCCAATTTTTTCGGTACAATCAGGCAGTATCCTTTTGTCCTTTCTTTTATCGAGATCGCCAGCTCTCGCCGTCCATAGGGACGCCCCCGCACATTTCCCGGAGGCGGTCGATCGTGGCCTGTGCCGTGATGTCGTCGCCGTTGGGAGGCGTCAGGCGCCGAGCGAGCTGCTGGTCGTCGTAGTTGGTGGTGACGATGGTGGGCATATAGCCATCATACCTGCCGTTTATGATCGCATAAATCTTGGAGATCCCCCACTCGGTCGCGGGCTCCTTGCCCATGTCGTCGATAATCAGCAGGGGCACCCGCTTGTAAAGGGTGAGGACGTCGGACTCGCTGCCGGCGTTCTTCTCGTAGGTCTTTTTTATCCGCTCCAGCAGGTCGATCATGGTCATGCAGACAACGGCCGTCCCTTGCTGCATGAGCTGGTTGGCGATAGCTGCCGCGAGGTGAGTCTTGCCGATCCCCGGGCAGCCCGAGAAAAACAAACCGTTGCGGCCGGGTTCCGGGTTCTCCCTGGTGGGGAGCTTAGTGGAAAAGCTGTCGGCGTATGCCTTGGCGGCCCTTGCCGCCCGAGCGTTTTGCGGGGTGATCTGGAAAGACTCGAACGTCCGACGGAGGAAACGGCCGCCCATGCCGGACTCGCCGATGATTTTCCTGATCCGCTCCCGCATTTTGCGATCCTCCTCAGCCTGCCGGCGCTCCTGCTCCTGGCGGGCCCACTCGGCCCGCTCGCGCTCGGCCTTGGCCACGGCCTCCGGGCAGGTGCAGGGCATCGGGCCCATGGGGCACCAGAACACTCGGCCGGCCATCATGAGGCCCTGCGTGTAGCGGGGAGCCCCGCAAAACTCACATGCGACCGGGGCGGGAGGATCCAGCCCCTCCACGCGTGGGTCGTTGCTCAGGAGCATCCCGGAGAATTGGGCCTCAGCCGTCTCCATCGTCTCCGACAATCTGGAATCCTGAGAGCCTCGGGGCTCCGGCCTCCGCGGCCTGCTGGTCATTGGCGCCTTGCCGTTCAGAATATCCGCTAGAGACTCCACCACGGCCGCCTCCTTTCTTGGTTTCGTTGTTATATCTACCCTCGAGCACCTTGGCCATGTTGGTCGGCCTCACGAGCCAATCGAAATTAGCACACCAGTCCCGATCGTTCTGTCCCTTGAGAAAGTCGCTGGCCTCTGTCAGTCTGAAAAGATGCTCGAACGCCCCGATGCTCTTGTATGTACGCCAGCGAGCCGCCACGGCTTTCCGGCGCTGCCCGTCAATGACCTTGATCTTGGGGAACGAGGTGCAAATGCTGTTGTAAAGCTCCAGGATTTTCGCATAGGGAATGGGCCCCTCGGCTGGCGTCGTTCCCCCTATGGAGGGGGTAGGGGGTAGATCTATATCAGTAACATTAACATTATCATTATCATTTACATTATCAGGTTTTTTTGCTTTTGTTTGCTTTCCAGAAAAACCATTTGCTTTTTTTGCTTTCTCTTGCTTTTCTGTGCTTTCTGGTGTTTCCGTTTGCTTTGGAGGGCGGCCACCCTGCCGGCCTGCGTTCCTGCGCTTTTCGACCTTCTCCTCATAGCGGGCATCGTCCCGATCCATTTGAGCCTTGATGAACGAGAATGCCATGAGGACGGCGCCGGAGAGCTCGGGGACGCACTTGGTCTCGGCATAGTCAAACAATGCTATGAATAGCCGCCCACATTCCTCGTCGCTCAGGAGAGCGAGGTGTTGCCGGTAATCGTGATAGAGGATGAAGCTCTTTTTTTCCTGGGGCAATGTGTTCGCCCTCCTTTCGTCGGGAAGTTAGAACGGGAGGTCGCCGTCGTCCTCAATCTCCTCAAAGTCGTCAGGGTTTACCGGGCCGCCCTGAGGGGTGGGGGGATCGCCGGCTGACTCGCTCTTTTTGCTGTCCGCGAAATGGATGGCGCTGGCGACGATCTCGACGACGTGGCGGTTGGTGCCATCATCGGCCACCCATTTCCGGGTCTGCAAACGGCCCTCCACCACCACGAGCCGGCCCTTGGTGAGATACTTGGCCGCGAGCTCTGCGGTGCCGCGCCACGCGACGACCGTGAAAAAATCGGCTGCGCTCTCGCCGTTCGGGCCTTTCCGGCCGCGCTGGCAGGCCAGGGAGAACGAGGTCACGGCGAGCCCGCTGACGGTCTGCCTGAGCTCCGGGTCGGCGGTGAGCCGCCCCATGATCCCGACATGGTTATACATTCGCGGATCCTCCTTTCTCGGCGGCCGCCTTGTCGAGCGCGGCACATATTTCGTCATACTCCGCACGAGTCAGATCGGCCGGGTTTTCCTTGTGGTATTTATCGAGGATCCGCTTGTTGATGACCTCCTTGGAATGGCCGGCGGCCTCTCCCTTGCGGTACAAGCGATCGAGTTGGCGGTCAGTAAGCGGACGGGGGCATCCCCGGCCCTCCAGAGCGCCGTTTCCCTGTTGCTGGCCGTTATGCTGCCCGCCGCCTTTCTGGCCGCCCAGGGGCCGTCCAAGGCCCGGAGCGCCCGAAAAGTCGTTGTTGTCGGGATCGTCCTCGCCCTGATCAATCGTGAACTTCTCGAAAAGGTAGTATTTGAGGGCATACGTCCAGGCGGCGCCCTTGGCCTTGGCCGGATCGTCGTTCCAGCCTATGGCGTGGAGGGTGACGGTGCTGGTGTCATCCTCGTTGTCGGTGTTGATCCAGCAGACGGTCAGATCGGCCTCGTAGAGAAACATGAGTTTGTCGCCGTTGCGGGTCTTGGTGGTCATAGTGGAGTAATAGGCCGGATCGCCGTGGTCGTCCTTTCTGGTGGCCACCTCAGAAACGATGTCGAAATTGACGCCGATCTCATTCATGATCGGGGTGATTTTACCCCATACGTCGAAAATCTTGGAAAACTTGTAGCTCACGCCGTCGCTGTGCTTTTCCTTGATAATCAGGGGAACGGCCTTTCTCAGCTCGACGAATTTCTGTTGCAGGCTGAGGGCCTCATGGGGGATCGCGGTCTCCCCGGGCTTGGAGGCCGGGGGCTTGGGAGCCGCTGGAGCGGCCCCCGCTTGGGCTTTCTTAGTCTCTGCCATAATGAACGCCTCCTCAGACCTTGACGTCGAATGTGTCCGGGAGCTGCACGACGGTCACGCCGTCCACCACCTCGCCGGTCTCAGCCATCGTGACCACGCTCCCGGGCCCCAGGTTGAGCAGTCCTTTAACCTCGCCCCACTTGGGCGCCGGCTTTATGTACTGGCCGTAACCGTTGGCCTGGAGCCATTCGGCGAGCTTTTCGTCGTCGTGCTCGGCCTTAGGCTTGCCCCGCTTGAGGATCAGCGTGCCGGAGAGTAGGCGGTAGCTCTCTTGGGTCTTGGTCTTGCGGTGCTCGACCGTGTCGAAATACTGACCGAGCTTGCCGATCAGAAATGCGGTGTTGTTCTCACAACGTCGCCGGGCGGTAGCGAGCTTTTCCTCAACGACCGCGATCTGAGCCTTGCCGAGCTCCTCGAGGCGGGCAAGCTCCCGGCGCTCCGTGGCGATTTTCTGGAGGGCCCAGTCTGCGGCGCTGTCGTCGGCGATGCGAAACTCATGAGGCGCCGGCGCCTCCTCGGGAAGATCCCCGGGGAGGGTGAGGGCCTCCAGCTCCTCCAGGGTGACGGCCAGGGCCCCGCCCTGCTGAACGGCAGTGAGCCCGCAGGCCAGATTTTCGGCGGCCTCGTCGGCCGTGGCGCCAATACCGGCCGCGATCTCGGAAATGCTTTTACTCATGATCCTCCGCTCCTTTCTCATTCAGGGCTGCCAGCTCGGCGCGGGCGGTGTTGCGCTCGGCCTCCACGAGCTGCCTGCGAACTGCTTGAAGCTCCCGCTCCAGTTTGTCGGCGCGCTTTTTCTGCGCGGTGTAGAATCCAAACCACTGATCCCGCTCCTCCTTGACGGCGCTCTGCTCGCGTTCGGCGACCAGGGTACGCTCGGCCACGGTGGCTAGGGTGTCGGTGAGAATGGTGAGAACGCTTTTGTCGTTATTCATGGGGTGCCTCCTTAAAAAATCGGTGACAGCATATCGTCATGACGTAGCTTTGAGACTCATGCCAATCGCTGCTGCATCGGTCAGGGTTGTAAAAGAACAGGATCGGCTCGTCTGTCACGGTCTGCCCCTCGTCAAACACGGCCTCTACGGCCTCCACGGCACCCTCCAGGGGCTCCGGGCACGCTCCTGCGTACTGGTAGACCTCCACGGCCTCCCGGGGCCGTATGCCTTTGTATTCGCAAGCGTTGAGGATGCACTGGGCGACGGCCATCTGCCCCTCCAGGGGCTCGCCGCCTGCCTCGGCCGTGACGACGCTCTCCAGGAGCTCCCGCTCCATGTCGGTGAGCTCATAGCGTGGCGCCGGTGCTGACGGTGCCGGAGGCTCTGGAACCTTGGACGGCTGCCTCACAATGGCCATCGAGAGGGTGGGAGCAGGCAGCTCGACGGCCTCCTGCACCTGGGGCTCCTGGGCCGCCTGGGGCGGCTCTGTGCAAGCGGCGGCAATCGTGCCGGCCAGCAGCGCCAGCGCCAGAACGGCCAGAATGGCCGCCCCGGCAAGCCCGCCGGCGGGGCGCTGCCGCTCAAGCGTGATGGCCTTGGCCGCGCCGGAGGTTTCCACCCGGGCAACCTTGAGGATCCCCTTGCTGGTTTTAATCCGATCGCCCGCTTGAAGCTCAGAAAGCCACTTTGCAAAATGGTCGGGGTGTGGTAAACTTTTTTTGGTTGCTGCTGGACTTTTGCGAGGCCGCTGCGACTCTCTGGAGCTGCCCGGTGCTGACGGGTGGCTCCTCTTTTTAGCTTGATTCATAGTTCACCTCGTCGATGTGCTTTTTGACTTGTCCGATCACGAATGCGGCGCACGGCAAGGCGATCCCGTTTCCCCACATTTTGTATTCTTTGGTGTCGCTGTGTGGCACATCAGCGCACCACCAGTCAGGAAAGCCCTGGAGCCTCGCGCACTCGGTCGGAATGAGTCGTCTTACCCGGTGGCCAATACGGACGGGATGGATGCAGTTGAGGCTCTGGCCTCCTGTTGGTTTGGCTTGGAGCGTCCCGCATAAATCCCCGTTTTCTTTCATATTGCGAAAGTCACACCCGGCCACACACACGATCGTCGTGTAGTCCGTAACCCTGTTTTGATGGTCTCCCGTTAAAGCCGACACGATATTCTCAGTTCCGTTGCCCCGGCAATCGTAGCAAAAGGAGGTGGGATCCGGCACACAAACGACCGTTGGGCCTCTGTCTATACAAGGGGATCCATCGTGCCGCGCGAGGAGGGCGTTGGCTCTATCTGGCCATGCAGGTGCCACGAGACAAGGTGCCATATTTGTGCCGCTGCTCGCTGCCTTGAGAGTCGGAGCCACCTGCTCGCTATATGCGATCCCGCCAGCTTTGGAGCCTTGACCTCCCATAAACGCCGCCACAATATCCGGCGGCATTTTTGTGTTGAGGCAAGGGGCGCACTCTTGGCCAAATTCTATTGAACCGCTTACACTTCTCCAGCCATTAAAGCCGGCGGTCGTAATAATAGGAGCCTCGTGGTTGCAGTTAAGATAGGCGCTTATATCTGTAAGTATTTCAGCATTAGCTTGACCTGTTGACATACAGATAGTGGCTTCGGTTACTCCTGCATCCTGATCCCGGCTTGGAACTCGAGAGCCGTCTTGAGAATCGGGGGGAGTTCTTTGCCGCGTTTGGCCGCCCGCCGTAGGATGCCAGAACACGCGCGCGGGCTCAAATAGTATTTTTGCGGCACAGTCGTCTCTAAAATCTGCGACAAGGTAGATTCGACGGCGACGCTGGGGGACTCCCCAAAATTGAGCGTCGAGCACTCGCCACGCAATTGACCATCCATCTCCCAGTAGGGCGTCGGCCTTTCTCCATCTGCTTTTCTCAGGCGTAGGAACAACGGCATCGGGCTCGACGATCTTGACGAGCTGCTCGAGGACGACACGGAAATCCTCGCCTCTGTTGGAGCTGAATGCTCCGGGGACGTTTTCCCAAATAGCGAAAGCTGGGTACAATCCATCTGTTGCCTCCCTCATTTCTTTGATAATTCGCACGGCCTCCATAAACAGGCCAGAACGGGAACCCTTAAGCCCCGCGCGCTTTCCCGCGACGCTCAGATCCTGACACGGGCTCCCAAAAGTGATGATGTCGACCGGTCGGATCTTTGCGCCGTCAATCCTGGTAATGTCTCCGAGGTGCTCCATGTGAGGAAAACGCTTTTTCGTCACCTCAATCGGGAACTTTTCGACCTCGCTGGCCCATACGGGGAGGATTCCGTGAATAGCTGAGGCCAGAGGAAAGCCGCCGCTCCCGTCAAAAAGGCTTCCCATCGTGATCTCCCTGTTCATGCCATCACCTCGAAATATTTGATTGTGCGGCGAGAGAACTGGCGCTCCCGGAGAGTGTCGGCGGTCAGCTCCACGAGGTACTCCTCGCCATAACCAGCCGCGCCGAGGTTCCGGCTCTTGAGGATCGCCAGCTTGCGGCGGGCATACTCCTCAGCGGCGCGGAACGAGTCCGGGGGTGTATTCCAGCCGAGCCGCTTGTCGACCTTGGCCTTGAGCCGCTCGCTGCGGGCCGTCTCCGCATCGCGGATCACTCTGCGGGCCCGGTAGGCCGCGTTGTCGACGGCCTTGGCCGTGTTGTACCCGAGCATCCCCGCAATCTCTGAGGCGGTATAGCCGGCCGCCTTGAGGCTGAGGATCGTGCGCTGCCGCTCGGTCAGGACGTCCAGCAGGACGGCATATTGCTCGGCCATGATGCCGTCCTCCTCCAGCCCAGGGAGGAACTCGGGCGCCGGTACAAAGTCATAGAGCTTGCGCCCGTTCTCGTCCTCATAGTCGAGGCTGAGGGGGTGAAGCTGCCGGCGCTCCCGGCGCCGCTCGTTGCCGAGGGCGGTGGCCATCGCGTTAAAGGCGATAGTTGAAAATGCGTATTGCTGGAGGGCCTCGTCCTCCTTGTAGCGGCGAACGGCCTGTATGTACCCAAACACGACGATGTCATAACAGTAGTCATCGGTGAGGCGGCGCTGCCTCAGAAATGAATAGATAACGCTGTGATGCTCGGCCGCGAAAGCCTGTTGCTCCGGGGTGAGCGGTGCCTGCTGCTTTCTCGACATGGGATCAACCTCCTTTCGAGGCGCCGGCAGATCTGCCGACCTTGGCTGGGAGTGTCTGCTCCGGGCGCGTGAGAATCTTGTGAAACTCTTGGGCCTCATAGCGGATCCCGGAGATCCTGCGGCCGTTGACGCCATACTTGGCGTTGTAGCCGAACAGGTTGACATAGAGCGCGAGGTCGTCACGCTCCTCGCCCATAGCACGGAGCACCTCCAGCATGGCCGTAACGTCGTCGATCGCACGGTGGCTGTTTTTGACTTTGCCATCCAGGTCGTAGGCGATGATCGCGTCGGCCAGCTTATGAGGATAAGGCCGGCGGTCTTTGTAGACCGTGAGCGTGTCGAGAAACTCAAGCCGAGGCGCCAGCTTGACGCCCTTGAGCAGCGATCTCACGAACAGGAGATCAAACTGTGCGTTATGGGCCACCAACAGGACGGGCCCGTCGCCGGCGTTGATTAGCTTGGCGAACGCCGTGGCAGCCTTGTGAGGTGCGACGCCCTCGGCCTCGAGGATCCTGTCGGTGATGCCAGTTAGCTCCACGATCTTCTCGGTGAGCTGCTGCCCCTCGGGCAGCCTGATAAACTGATCCATCTGGCCCGCTATGCGGAGGCCCTTGGCAGCCGTCTGCTCGATCCTGAGCGCGGCCAGCTCTATAATCTGATCCTTGTCAAAGTCGAGGCCGCTGGTCTCGGTGTCGAAAAGGATGAGGGCCTTGTGAGATTGAAATAGGCTGGCGAGCTGTGTCACGGTGTCGCCACCTCCCCCGGGCACTTGGTAGCGGGGAGGGCCTCGCCAGTCCTGAGCCAGTGCGTCCAGCACTCCCGGCAAGCGACCACACTGCAATGTGTCAGCCCGACGGGCGGGCACGCGCCGGAGACGGCCGCGGCGACCTCCTCGATGGTGTGGGCCGGATCCCGGAGGAACTCGAGCCCGGTCTGCTTTACTCCTTTTTCCACGCTGCTACTCCTTTCTATGTGGCAGCCTTGGCCTTGGCCGCCCTGGCCGCTTTCCAGACCTCGAACTCGGCGCGCACTTTCGGATCCTCGAAATATGCGGCGACAATCTCGACGAGGGGCTTGGTAAGGCGGCTCATTTCATTGGCGGGGATGTTCCCGGCCTTGAGGTCGATCTCTGTGGTGGTGCTGCGATATGTAGGATCGCCGTTCATTGGTTGGAGCCCCCTTTCTCCTGAGGCTCGGCCTTTTCGACCAAACGTGGCGCGCTGCTCATGCGCGGATCCTTGCGCTGACAGTCGCAAGCCTCACCTGGGTCTAAATTGGAGCCACACTCGGGGCAGGTGTGATACATTCCCGGCATCCCTCTCCCTCCTCTCGTAAAGCCGCCAAGGCGGCCAGCATTGAGTCGCGGATCCTGTGCTCGTATTTCTTGCGGACGCGGCTCTTTTTAGCGTGCTTGTAATAATGCCACCACTTCGGGGGCGCGTAGGCGTGCATCGCCGCCTCCATGAGCTGCCGGGGCAGGCTTTTGGCCGCCCACTCGGCGATCAGTTGGAGCAGTTCCAGCAGTTTCTCGGCGAGCTGCTTGGCTGCGGCCGCAATCGTGTCAAACATGGAGAGGAGCCTCCAAAGCTGCTGACGGTCAAGGTGTAGCTCGGCCGCTACGCTTGCGATCTCGTCGATTTTCTTGGGAGCCATATCGGGATCGTACATGGCCACCACGCTCTTGAGCTCTTGGTGGGCCTGCCGGCGCTGCTGCATGAGCTCAAAGTCCTCCGGCGTCATGCTGGCGTCGTAGGTGTAGGGATCCAGATCATCCTCGGCTCCCTGGGAGGGCCTGGAACTGAACGGGAGCCCGTGATCATAAGCGAGCTGCCGGGCCTCCTCGATCCGCTCCTGGTTCCCGGCGGCCTCATTGGGAGCCGCTCCATTTTCTGTGCCTTGTTTCATGGCTGGTTTCCTCCTTTTTGCCAGTACGGTCTGAACAGATCCTCAAGCACAACGTGGTAACTGCTGGCGTGCGTGAGGCAGTTGTTGAACTGGGGACAGTTGCCCCCGTTTTTGACCGAGTCCTTGAGCCATCGGGCATACTCAAGGCGTTCCTGTTCTTCGCGGATGACATATTCACGGAGCAGCCCGACAATGGTTTTGTTTTTGAAAATCTGCCCGGCGTTCTGAACGAGTGCGGCCCGGATCCCCTCGATGTAGGGCGCGGAGAAAACAGCCAGATCGGCGACGAACTCGTCGGAGATCTCGGAGGGGTCGACCGGCTGCTGAATGGCAGCGATCTCGGCCTTGAGAGCCACGATCTCGTCGTTCTTCTGCTCAATGGTCGAGCGAGTAGCGGAGAGGGAGTTCTCGAACTCCCTGCGGGAGTCCGCAAGCTCGCGCTTGAGCTCAATGGCCTGCTGCTCTGCGCTCTCGGCGCGCTGCTTCATGCTGTCCCCGAAATCGTTGTCGATGTTCTGCTCGGCAATCTCCAGGCAGCCCTCGAGGGCGGTGCCGATGTAGCTCTGCGGGCCGAGCTCGTCGATCATCAGCCGAATCGCGGCGAGGGTGTCGCGCTCCTGCTGCTTGGTGGCCTGCAAGCCGGTTCTGAGGAGCTCTACATCGGTGATGGTGCATTTCTCGCCGTGATGATCTTCCTTGAAACTCTTGCGAGCGGCGGCCTCGTTACGCTCGATGATGCTGTCTGTGCCGGTCTCCTGGTCGCTGGTGAGGTATGTAATGCGGTACTCGTTCATGTTGTAAGCCCCTTTCTTGCTGTCCCCATCTGCCGGTGCTATAATTGGCATTGAGAGGGGGTGAAAACGTGGATAATAAGGAAATTGCATTGCGCTTGACTGAGGCGATGCTGTCTGCAAATGTTTTGATTTTAGAAACTGCTCAAAATTCTATTTTTCCAAAGGAAGATATAAACTCTCAAAATGCACAGGTAATCGCTGATTCATATTGTGAAATTCTGCAATTACTAGATGAGCAAGTGTGCGAATCAGATCAGTAAGATTTTTGCAATTTCTGTTATCGCCGCTGAGAGTTCTGTAAGTTGCTCAATAGTACAATCCTGCTTTTTCTCCGCGAGTAGTTCGAGTTGCTCGCGGAGAATTTTTTTAACTGCTTCTTTTTCTGCTGATTCTTTTTCAATTTGAGCCTTTCGGGCGGCGATATATGCCGCCCTCTCCTCGTCTGTCATTCGTGTCATTTTTAACTCCTTTCTAATAATTTTACATTGCGGCCTTAATTTTCGAGGCGTTCGGATTTTAACGTTTTCTTGGCTTCCTCCAGAAGAACCGCATACTGCACCATGTGCAAGATGCGTTCCTTCTCTCGTTTCGGCAGCTTGTGCGCCATTTCCGCAATTTTTCCCGCGTCGATCTTGTCGTCTTGGCTGATCTGCTTTCTTTCGTTCGTCAACATGGTTTTCACCTCCTAATCACTTCATTTGTGATTTTTTGTATCTAAAATTTATCACATATAAAATGATAAGTCAATAGTAATTGCAAATTTCCTTGACAATAAATTTCATTTGTGATATTCTGTGCTCAAATGGGGGGAGAAAAAATGAACGAAAGGCTAAAACAAATAAGAGCAAAAAAGAAAATGAACCAAGCTGACTTTGCGAAGTCGCTTGGTATTGGTCAATCTACACTTGCCATGATGGAAGTCGGCAAACGCGAAATTTCTGAACGTCATATAAAAACTATTTGTGCTATATTCGGCGTTAATGAATGCTGGTTACGCGACGGTGTTGGTGATATGTTTACCGAAACAAATAGCACTGTCATTTCATCTTTGGTCGATGAATATGACCTTGACCCGCTTGATCAAAAGATCGTCGAATGTTATTTGAATCTCGGTTCTCTCCAGCGCAAGGTGATAAAGGACTATTTGCGTAAACTTGTTGACGCGGTGCTCTCCGATGAAAACTATGATGAATATCGGGAGGATTATATAAAAGAAAACGCCGGCGCAACTGCGGCGCGCGGCGGTCAAAACGAAAAGGTCGACGAGCTGAAAGAGTTGTACGATAAACGCGACGGAGACAACGAGTAGTGCGGAACTTCCTTCAACATGCGGCATGGCGATTTTTGCTCGATCAAAAGATCGATTCATTGCCGGTTGATCCGTTTCGCATTGTTATCCAAAACGGATGGATTGTTTACACCTATGAAGAATTTGCAGCTCTCGTGCATAAAAGTGTCGAAAGCCTGATTTCCCGCTATGAGAAGGACGGCTTCGCTTTTTGGTCTCGGCGAGATGGTCGTTTCATCATCTGTTACAATGCCGCGTTACCGTTTTCAGTGTGCCGCTGGACTTTGCTCCACGAGATGGCACATATTCATTTGCAGCATATCAACCCCGGTACTCCGATATTATCACGCATCCGCTCGGAAGATCGTCCGTTGTTTGAGCGTGAGGCGCAAGGCTTCGCCCGGCGCGTTCTTTGTCCTTCCATTGTTCTGCATAACTGCAAAGCATTCGAACCCGATCAAATTATGCGTTTGTGCGGAATCAGCCGCGAAGCTGCCGATTACCGTAGCGAGTACATTAAGAAGCTGGAATGTCGAGGAAAATTCTGCGTTGACCTGCTTGAAAGGGAGGTGGAAAAGCAGTTTGCACCCTTTGTTGAGCGATACACGTTACAGGAATTAAAACGGTGGAACTACGATTTTTTATTTGAAATTGCGAAAGAAATATCCGCGTAAATAAAAAAGTCGCCACCCTCTAGGGCGGCGGAAAATGCAGGGTCATGGAAAACGTAATTTATATACGGGAGTATTAACGGTGAAAAAGGGGGATTTACAATGAAGTTCTTATTGAGCTCATCAAAAGGTAAGGGTGCGCTGGCTCTATGTATATTGGCAATTTTGGGGTGTTTCAGTGCTCCAAAAGATTTGTCCGTTATTCCGGGAGTGATCGTGATGCTCATTATGGCATTCGTGATAATCCTACCGGAAATTAAATATTTGCGTTCTTCTTCTGAAAAACTATGGAAGAAATGGGAGTTAGCCCATGATTCTAAAACACAATTTAAAAGAATGGAACGCGCAGCACAAAATGATTGCACAATAAAACAACTAGATAAATTAAACCGGTATGCCCTGTTTTCGGGAAAACAGGGAAAGCCATACAGAACCACATTAATCTCTTGCACTTGCCCTGATTTTAAAGAGCGTAAATTGCCTTGTAAACACATGTATAAATTAGCCCAATCACTTGAATTAATTGATTTGGCAGAACTTGAAGAAAAATCGGAAGATTTACTAATCTAAGAATTGGAGGATCGCGCCTTGTTCATGACGTTGTCAAAGTATATAGAGAGCGTCAGGCTCATGGACAAAGACGGGACAAAAGACGCAAAGATCCGCGATCTCCTCGCCTATTATGAGAGATATAATAAAACCGTCAAGCCCGGCCCGGGTGTATTCTATGCGGTCATTTATGCGAGGTACTCCTCCCATAGCCAGCGCGACGAATCCATCGAGGGACAGGTGCGCGAGGATCTGGAGTGGGCTGCCCGAAACAATATTATTGTGCTCGGGGTGTATATCGACCGCAAGCTGACGGGCAAGGAGGCCGACCGGCGCGACTCATTCCAGGATATGATCCGGGACGCTGCAAAGCGTCGTTTCCAGTTCGTGATCTGCTGGAAAGTCGACCGTTTTGCCCGGAATAGATACGACGCGGCCATATACAAGGCCCGGCTCAAAAAGTATAACATCCGGGTGGTATACGCCCGGGAGAGCATCCCGGACGGCCCCGAGGGGATCCTCCTGGAGTCGGTGCTCGAGGGGCAAGCCGAGTATTACAGCGCTAGCCTCTCCGAGAATATCAGGCGAGGCCAGGACGACAACGCCCTCGAGTGCAAGGTGAACGGCGGCGGGCTGACGCTCGGCTATAAGATCGGCGCCGACAAGCGGTTCGAGGTGGAGCCGGCCGAAGCTGCGATCGTCCGCATGATTTTCGAACACTATGACGCCGGCAAGACGTTCAAAGAGATCGAGGACTTTCTAAACTCCCGCGGATATAAAACTAGTAGGGGAAAGCCCTTTAATAAAAACAGTTTTAAGCGTATACTTAGAAACAGGAAATACATCGGGGTTTACCAGTATCGGGACATTGTAAAAGAGGGCGGGATCCCTGCAATAATCGAAAAGGAGTTGTTTGAGTCCGTGCAGAAAAAGCTCGATAAAAACGAAAATGCTCGTGCTCATAAAAAGGGCGATGTCGAATATCTGCTCACCACAAAGATCTATTGCGGGCTTTGTGGCAAGGCCATGATCGGCGAGTCTGGCACGGGTCGGCACGGGGGGAAGTTCCATTATTACACCTGTGTCGGTAGAAAGCGGGATCGTATATGCAAAAAAAAGCCAGTCAAAAAAGATTGGATCGAGAACTTGGTGATCAACGAGACGATCCGGCTCGTTCTCCGTGACGATATCATTGCCGAGATTGCCGATGGAGTAATGGCCTATCAGGCCAGGGAGAGGGATCAAACGGTTTTGAACTCCCTGCGGGTGGAACTGAATGACGTGGAGCGGGCGATCAAGAATCTCCTCTCGGCCATAGAGCAGGGCATCATCACTCCCTCCACCAAAAGCCGGCTCGAGGATCTGGAGGACGAAAAAGGCAGAATCCAAAACGGGATCGCCGAGGAGAGCATGGCGCGCCCGCTGGTTGACCGGGATCAAGTCGTTTTCTTCCTGGAGAGGTTCCGAAAGGGCGACGCCGACGATCCAGTCTATCGGCAGACCTTGGTCGACGTCTTTGTAAACTCGGTGTATGTGTACGACGACAAGATCGTCATAACCTATAACTACTCAGGGGAGCATAACAAGGTCACGCTCGAGCAGGTCGACGAGGCCGTCGAGAGGGCTGAGAGTGGTGGAGCTCCCCGTGGTGACGGCCTTTCCGGGGGTTCGGTTGAAAGCTCGTCGCCTCCACCACGTAAAGCCGCTTGCAGGTTTATTGCAGGCGGCTTTACTTTTTACGATAACACACTTTATAACACGTTTTTATTTAACAGCTTTGCAAACAAATCGCCGATGGCGGCGGCAGTTTGCTCGGAATCATTGAGCAGCGCGTGCCCGTATTGCCCAAAGGTGTCCATGCTCCGGGAATGCCCGACAAGCGATTTTATGGTTCCTTCCGGCAGGTACTTTGCAATGGAGACAAATGTATGACGCAGTTCATATGGCGATATAGCGGGCAACCCATTAGATTCAAGATACCGTTTCCATCTTTTATAATATGCGCCTTGACTTTTGATCTGGAATAGCGGCGTTTCCGCAAGCAGCGGTTCTCCTGTATCTTTAAGCAGTTTGATCTGCCCCTCGATTGCCTGTTGGGCTAAAGGTGATGGGGTGGAACTGCGGATTGCATTCTGATTTTTACCTTGTATGACTTTTTTTATGTGGTTTATAGACCGTTTAATGCATATGTCGCCGGTATTGGTTATGTCACCGATCTGGAGGCCAACCAGCTCGCCCGGCCGGACGCCGCTGGCCACTTGAAACCTGTATGCGTAAATATAATTATCAAAGACGCGCTGTCCGCGCATGATCGTTGTATCAGTGCGGAATAACACTGCAAGGCTATCCGGCTGTTAAATTTTTTCCGCGATAGCGGGCGCCCTCTGGTATCGTAACATCTTCCGGCCGCAGAGAAGTTGTCTTTTGTAAGCGGCACCATTTAATAAACGCCAAAAGCACGGCCTGGATGTTGAGCAGCGTTTTTCGGGATAAAGGAAGCTGCTGCGGCCGGCGCTGTTTATAATCGACTTTATATGAACCGTGTTTATAGGCGGAATCGATAATCCCTTGTAAAACACCTTCGGTTACTTTCTCAATTTTATGACGCCCCATGATTGGCAGGATATAATTTTCGCCGACTGATACGATTTGTAGATATGATGACCGGGATTGTGTATCCCGACATTTTTTCAGGTATAATTGCCACAGGTCGGCAACCTTAACAGAACCGCTGATGCCTTCATCCAGCCAGGCGTCCGCCTTGCGGTTGCATTCTCGCTGGCCGTTGCGCCCGGGAGTGGAGCAAGTAAAAGTCCGCCGTTGCCCGTCCTTTTGAACGTTGATCTGCCAACGCTTTTGCGTGTCCAGCCATTTTGCTGTGTTCGTGCGTCTGCCCATAAAAAACAACACCCTTCCAAGCCCTTGCGCGCGGCCTGAAAAGGCGGTATAATAGACACGCAGAGCTTATAAATTTTTGGTAGGTTTATATGCTTGCACCCATCCGTCCCCGGTTGCCGCCGGGGACGGATTTTTTTATGTTTAGTTATATTTATGACTAGGAGTTTCCGCCATTAGATATTTGTTCCTCAAGTTCGGCCATTTCAGAATTTATCTTTTCGGATATTTCTTCTTGTGTATAGCCTGCACGAACAAGCAAGGTTCCTCTATTAGATGCAATCAGTAGGGCGGCTTCCTTAGCATCTTCGAGGTGATCAGTAGCTTTGGAAAGATCGGATATGTTACCTTTGTCTAAGTATTTCATTATGCTTTCCGTAGCCATTTGATCTGATAACGCCATAGATGAAAAAGAAGATAAATAAGTTTTTTCTTCGCTATTGTTTCCATAATCAAAACTCATAGCAGCTTTCCTAAAATATTCTTTTGCCTGTTTCATTGAATCATACAACTCTAACTGGCTTACGCGCCCTTCCGAAAAAAGGGAAACATTTTGTAAAAGTCTACTATGTGACACATATAAATTTTTAAAATCAGCCCATGTACGGTCATCAAATTCACGCCAAGATTCAGCGCTGGTTGATGTTGTGTTAGAGGATGTAGCATTGTTTGAGTTCTCTGTAATTTTTGTGACAACACTTATTATACCAGCTATGACTAAGAGTACAATCAGGACAGAAATTAAGCAACCCTTCCCTGTTTTTTTAGGCTTTTCGGGCGACGGCTGTAGGCCTTGATTTTGAGGCGACGAAGCGCTATTGGTACTTTCAGTTGGTGTATTATTCAGTAGGCGGCTTTTCTGTTGATCGTATTCATCTTGCGTAAGAATACCATCATCAAGCAGCTTTTTTAATTTTGCTATTTCATCAGCAATTCCAATAGAAGTTTCTGATCCTGTGATTTTGTTGTCCATTTTCATGTCTCCTCTCATGTTGCCCGGATGAAAATTCCTCTTTAAGAAATATAATACAAGTATTACAATAGACTTACCGGAATAAAATGGGGCGCCCCCGATACGGGAAAGGAGAAAGACTATGCGACGGTGTTGAAAAAGTAGTTCCCCTT